TCACAAGATTCTGTAATTTCAAAACAAGACTTATACATTTCAGATTTGAATAGTATTATTATCGTTAATAAAAAATTAACAGCTAATGATTCACTTCAAATATCATTATTAGAATCACAAAAATTGTTCTTAAATGAAAATATCAATCTTTATAGAAAAGAATTAGATAAAAGAAATAAATTCTGGAATTCACCAACAGGTGGAGTTGTATTAGGTATAGTTGGTACAATAGCATTAATACACATTATAGATTATAGTTTACCGCAATAAGTTGGAAATATAATATATTTTCCGTATATTTATATATAAGTGGATAACTATTTATGACTAAATCATTAAAAGATGTAATAAAATTAGAATACACGAAATGTGCAACAGATCCTGTACATTTTATGAAAAAATATTGTTATATTCAACATCCACACAGAGGTAAAATTAAATTTAATCTCTACCCATTTCAAGAAACTGCATTAACTGAATTGCGAGATCACGATTACAATGTAATTTTAAAGTCCCGTCAGTTAGGTATATCAACACTATCAGCTGGATACTCTTTATGGTTAATGTTGTTTCATAATGATAAAAATATTCTAGTGATTGCAACTAAACAAGAGGTAGCAAAAAATTTAGTAACAAAGGTTCGAGTCATGCATGACGGATTACCAAGTTGGTTAAAAGGTAATTGTGTTGAAGACAATAAATTATCTTTACGATTCTCAAACGGCTCTCAAGTAAAAGCAATTTCCAGCTCAGGAGATGCAGGTAGATCTGAAGCACTATCATTATTAATAATAGATGAAGCCGCATTCGTAGACCAGATTGATGAAATCTGGGCATCATCTCAACAAACATTAGCAACTGGTGGTGGAGCAATAATACTCTCAACACCGAACGGTACAGGAAACTTCTTTCATAAAACATGGGTAGGAGCTGAAGCAGGCACTAATGGATTTAACCCAATAAAGTTACACTGGACAATGCATCCAGATCGTGAACAGGAATGGCGAGATAAGCAAGATCAATTATTAGGTGAAAAAATGGCAGCACAGGAATGTGATTGTGACTTTATTACTTCTGGTTATACGGTGGTAGACGGAACAACACTTCAATGGTACCTTGAACAGCAGGTTCAGGAACCTGTAGAGAAGCGAGGATTTGATAACAATTACTGGATATGGGAATATCCAGATTACGGTAAAGATTATATGATATCAGCCGATGTAGCTCGAGGTGACTCTACAGATTACTCTGCATTTCACGTAATAGATGTTGAAACATTAACTCAAGTAGCAGAGTATAAAGGCCAATTACCAACAAAAGATTTTGGTAATATGTTAGTAAACGCTGCAACAGAATGGAATAATGCATTACTAGTAATTGAGAATGCCAATGTTGGATGGGCAGCAATACAGCCTGCAATTGATAGAGAGTACCCAAACTTATTTTACTCAACTGCAGATCTAACCACAATTGATACAGGTATTCAGCTAAAAAAACGATACGATCTTAAATCAAAGGACAAGATGGTTCCTGGATTTACGACTACTTCGAAGACAAGACCACTAATTATATCAAAGCTAGATACCTATTTTCGAGAAAAAGCATGCACAGTTCGATCAAAGAGATTGATTGATGAATTATTTGTTTTTGTTTGGAAAGGAAGTAAAGCACAAGCACAAGGTGGTTATAATGACGACCTGGTAATGGCATTTAGTATTGGAATGTGGGTAAGAGACACAGCACTTATGTTAAGACAAAAAGGTATGGATTTAACTAAGAGTACATTAGAAAATATTAAAGTGAACCGAGGGCCCGAAGTTTACACTAATAAAGCACCAGTAAACAATCCCTGGGTCCAACGAACGAATCAAGGTGATCAAGATATCACCTGGTTAATATAATAAAGGTTATTAAAGAGGAATAAAACATGGCAGATAAATCAATATTTTCAAGATTAAGAAAACTTTTTTCAAGCAACGTAGTTGTAAGAAATGTCGGTGGTAAAAAGCTTAAAGTTCGTGATACTTCTAGACTTCAATCTATGGGTAACAACGTTACTATGGGTGTAGATAGATTTTCTAAATTAAGAAAGACTAACGTTAATTACGGGTATGGAACATCACCTGCACAAAATTTTGCATACAATAAAAACGAGTTATATACAGATTACGAATCAATGGATACAGATGCAATTATATCTTCAGCACTAGATATATATGCAGATGAATCAACAATGAAGAATGAATTTGATCAAGTTTTAACTATACAGTGTCAAAATGAAAATGTTCAAAAAATACTTCATAATTTATTTTACGACATATGTAATATTGAATTTAATCTATGGCCATGGTTACGTAATATGTGTAAGTATGGAGATGCATTCTTAAAATTAGATATTGCAGAAGGTTATGGTATTGTTAATGTAGTTCCACTATCATCATACGAAATGACTCGTGAAGAAGGTGAAGATGTAGACGACCCGTATAAGACAGTGTTTAAGCAAGATGGTGGTACAGGTCAATTTGAATATCAAAATTTTGAAATAGCTCACTTTAGATTATTGAGTGATGCAAATTTTTTACCTTATGGTAAATCAATGGTAGAGCCAGCAAGAAAGACATGGAAGCAGTTAACTATGATGGAAGACGCAATGATGATTCATAGAATTATGCGTGCTCCTGAAAAAAGGATTTTCAAGATAGATGTCGGTAATATACCACCAAATGAAGTTGATGGATATATGCAAGCTATTATTGATAAGATGAAAAAGGTACCATATATAGATCAAAATACAGGTGAATATAATCTTAAATTTAATATGCAAAATATGATGGAAGATTTTTACCTTCCAACAAGAGGTGGTGAATCTGGAACAGGTATAGAATCTGTTAGCGGGTTAGACTTTAATGCAATCGATGATATTGAATATCTAAGAAATAAAATGATGTCAGCGTTACGTGTACCAAAAGCATTCTTAGGATATGATGAACATGTAGAAGGTAAATCAACACTAGCAGCTGAAGATATTAGATTCGCAAGAACAATTGAAAGGCTACAACGTATAGCTGTATCAGAGTTAACTAAAATAGCTATCGTGCATTTATATACTCAAGGATTCGAAGATGAAGATTTAGTTGATTTTGAATTATCACTAACAACACCATCAACAGTTTACGAGCAGGAAAAAATCTCAATTTGGCAAGAAAAGATAAGACTTGCAACAGATATACAGGGGTCAAAATTGCTATCTGATGAATGGATTTATGAAAATATATTTAACCTTGGTGATACAGTATGGAAGCAAGAGCGCGAAAGTGTTATTGCTGACTTGAAATTAAAATTCCGTCAACAACAAATTGAAACCGAAGGAAATGATCCAGCTAAAACATTACGTTCATTTGGAACACCACACGACCTTGCATCATTAGGTCCACAAGCAGCAGATGGAGCTCCAGAAGGAAATGCAGGTAACGGGCAAGTAGGTCGACCAGATATCGGGTTAAAATACAAATCAACAGAGCATCCGGGAGGGCAAGATCCTGTAGGTGATAAAGAGTTAGGTAAAACCTACGATATAGATAAGCAACCCTTAAAGCATAATTTTAAAGGTAATAGTCCACTAGCTAGAGAGGATAAGCGACAGAAGTATAAAAATGTAATTAAATCAATGGCGTCCAGAGGGAAGACTAAAGCTGTTCTTAAAGAGTCGCTAGATTCAACTAAGACATCCTACGATGATACTGGTGGGTTATTAGATGAGACTAATATAATTGACGGGGCAGTGTAGTTTTTTTGTATTTCCTCATATTTATTTATGATGGAAACTACGCTTAAGATAAAAGATGAATATGAGTATAAATAAACATTCTAAAATTAAAAATACAGGTATATTGTTCGAATTACTTGTTCGCCAGGTAGCCTCAGATACACTATCCTCAGATAGTTCTGAAGCAATCAGAATTATAAAAGATTATTTCTCTTCTAAAACACAGTTAGGGAAAGAATTACAATTATATCAAACTATTGTTAATGAAAAATTTAGTAATGAAACCCAAGCTGATAGATTTTTATCTGCAGTTATTTCATCTAGAAAAACATTAAATAAAGGTATGCTACGTCGTGAAAAGTATAATCTTATTAAAGAAATTAAAGAACATTACGATTTACAAAAATTTTCAAAAGCTAGAGTTGACAATTATAGAACATTAGCTTCAACATATAATATTTTTGAAAATACTTCCAAAGGCCCAGCAGATGGTATACGCCTTAGGTATAACTTAGTTGAAGCGATAACGAGTAAACATACACATAAAGCAGTTAAAAAACAAATCGTATCAGAATATGAGCAACAAGATACAGATATGCAATTGTTATCCTACCAGATACTTGTTGATAAATTCAATGACAAATATGGTGATTTAACACCAAAACAAAAGAAAGTTTTACGTGAATATATTAACAATGTATCAAACACGAATAATCTTAAAGAACTTATATCAACAGAAGTACCACATATTAAACGCACACTTCAAAGAAAGATGAAATCTATTAAAGATCCTGTTATGCGAATTAAGCTTAAAGAAGTTGTAAAGCAAGCTAATAGATTAGGTAAACGAAATGTTATTAAAGATCAAGAGGTACTATCTTTAATGAGATTCTACGAGTTAATCAAAGAACTTAAAAATATAAAGTAATCATCTTATGAAATTTAACATCAAGCAATGGCAAGATAAGCACCTTATAACAGAGGCTAAAAGCTTAAAAAAGGAAATTGATTTCAAATCTGATGATGCATTCAAGAAATATAATTCTAAGCATAAAATGCGCGCAACCACCAAAGTAAATATTGCTGGTAAAGATACAACAGCAGGTGAAGTAGGTGGTAAAGAGAAAAAAGCAACTAGTACGCCTAAAACACAGGCTCCTATTAAGTTTGGTGATTCTGTCGGCAAGACGTCAAGTGGAAAAGATATTAAAGTATCGAAGAATAATAAACAGTTTGCTGAAGATACTAAAGACTATACATTAGAAGATCATCAAGAGGCGTTAAAAGTATTGGAAGATAGGTATCAGTACCATCGAGATGAACACGAGAAGATAAAACCTAAATGGGACAAAAATAGTGTTAGAACCGATTCCGGTGCTTCAAAGAAGGAGATTGAAGCACAACGTAAATCATACTTTGCGATTGAACCAAGCAGACATGAAGATGCTATAGAAAGGCTGAGTAATAGTAACTTACATCAATTCAAAGAGACTAATAGAGAAGCTAACAAGCTCCGATCAAGCATTAAAAGAAGAAAAGAAGACTTTCTAAATTTTGGAGGTACTGACAAACAGGAAGCAAAGATAGAAGCTGATGAGACAAAGTTGAAAATGATGGATAAGCAAGCGGATAAGCTCTTAGATAAGTACTCAGATGAACAGGATAACAAAAAGACTGAATCAGTTGCATCACGATCTACAAGAATTCAGGAATCAAAAATATATCGAACTATTCAAGAATTACGAGCGTTAGAAAAAAGTATCTAATGGAATCATACATCAAGAAAATAATAAACGAGTTAGAAAAATCTCAAGAAGAATTAGATGAGATGAATGTAACTGGTAATATG